AAAGGCATTTTTTTAGATAAAAAAAGGCTCAAATTATAAAATCCGAGCCTAAGTTTTTAATTTGTAATTCTTTTATAAAGCTTCTCAAAAGTAGCTTTAAATTTCATTTTTAATCAGGAAACATAGTCTTTAAAATTTGTGTTTTCCCTTTTGTTTCACTCAAATCAAACTCAGTAACTCCTCCAGCGAAACTTAACTCAATTACTATTTTTTTGGAGTTAATGATTTTGTAATTTATACCAACATTATTTTTTTTATAGACGGTATCTTTTTTGGGAATATTATCTAATAATAAATAACCCTCTTCATATTTTTCTTTTTTTAAATATTGATGTGAATTACCAATTGAATAGGACGAGTTACAAATAGTAACAAATCCATTACTCATATCACCACCTTTTTCAATACAATTCCATTTTTTTAGCTCATTAGTATCATCAACAAAATACATTTTATTATTTTCAAAATAGCATTTTATCATTTCATTCCAAACTTCCTTTTTAAAGCTTAGACTTTCAGGTTGTTCTATATCGTTAGTTATATCTAAAATCTTTTTATTTTTTGGATCAAATACTAACCAACCAATATTATTTTCACTTCTATCATTTTTCACAAATAGTCGTAGCTTTAATTTTGATTTATCTATTTCTTCAATATCAACTTCCAACTCTTTTTTAAATGGATTATTTATAGTTGATGTTTTTACAATTTCTTGAAGATTTTTTAAACACTCATCATTTTTTAAACTAGATTTTTCAAAATTAATTGAATCTTCAAGTTTTGTATTAATCGAATCTTTTGAATTCTTTAATAATTTTTTTTCATTAAGATCATTTTTACATGAGGTCAAAATAAGAAAAAACAAGGCAAATAAATATTTCATTTTATACAGATAATTTTGAAGTTTAATTTTTTTATAAAAATAATATTTCTATTAAAAAAGCTACTCGAAGGTAGCTTTAGTTTTATTCAAATTTATTTACTTTTTTTAATTCTATCCATTGATGAAAAGTCCCTTCTCCACCAATGCCTTTAATATAAAATTTTTCTCCTTCTTTTTTGATGGTGTAGTTAGAATTTACTCGTACACACCTTTCATCTTTATCTTGAATATAATAAAGTTCTAGCTTATTATCCTTCTCAATTCCTTTATAACTTCCACCGCAAAAGTCTCTATTAACCTCGTGTAAAGAAATTCCATGTTCCAAAATATTAATTTGATATTCATACATTTCCATACCATGATTTGTACTATCTCCTTCTACCGAAACTGTAAATTTACCTGTTAATTTTCCAGAAATAGATTTTACTAAATATTTATTTGTTTTGAGATAAATGTCATTTTCAATGGATTTTCTTAAATATAAATAATCCTTAGTATTACTTAAGCCATTAGGAGTCTTAGAATATGGAGCTATTTTACTCTTTTCAAATTGATATACAATCTGATTTCCACTAATAGAAGGGTTGATAAAATCATTAACTGAATAAACCTCAGAATCTGTTCTTGGTTCATTTATAAAAAAACTATTTGTAATCTGATCATCTTTAAAAATTAATGAATAATACCACGATGTCCCAATTTCAGATGTTGCTTCAATTAATATGTTATCTATATTTTTCTCTCGAAAAATTGAAATAACGAATCCTGGCCCTTCATACTCTTTACCATCAAAATCTATTTCAAATACTTTCTTATTTTTATAAATTCTTAATTTATTATTAAACTCTTTTATTTTATAATTTTCATAAATAAAAAAACCTTCTTCTTCTTTAAAATACTTAAATTTAACATTCTTAGCATCATTTTTCTCTAAATCTTGATTAGATAATAAACTATCTTTTTTAATATTTTCATTTGTTGGCAAATCAATTTCATTAGTTTTTTTACAACTAATTCCAAAAAATAATATTAGAATATAAAGTGTTTTTATCATTTTTTTGTTCTTCGTGTTTTACGTTTGTTTGTTCATTTTCATTAATACCTTTCAAAATAACCAAAATAGTGTATTTCTTACACAAGGCCATTTATTTTTTTTAAAGTTAATGGGTATAATTTATGTATACAAAAAAATCACAATTTTAAATTGTGATTTTTTTGGTTTTACTCCACTTTGCGGGTACGGAAAAAATCTTGTGCTACAAAGCCGCATAGTCGTGAGATTAGGGGTCTGGTTCTATTCAAATTTACAATTTTCAACCTTATATTTTAATCAAATTGAAAAATAATCATTTTATTTTTGTCAATGTATAAGTGTCATATTCTAGATTAATAATTTTAACATCTTTTCCTGTGACACCATAATTTGAACTTCCCTTTTCCTTAAATAAAATATATTCTCTATTTTCTTCAGTCGTTTTAACAACAAGAGTATCGCTAGTGTTCTTAATAATTTTTGCAACAATATTATCTTTATTTTTTTTTTGTGCAATTTTACCTGTCACTGAATTAATCGATGTCGATTTTTGAGTTAAATACACTTCTCCCTCTTTACTTATATGAAAAACTATATTCCCTTCAAAATCTTCTTCCATTTTTGATCCATCAAAATCAAATTGAAAATCTCCTATCCATTTTTGATCAATTTCAAAACTATCATTTTTATTAAGACTCTTCTGAATATAAGACTCAAGAAATATAAAATCTTTTTGTTCTTCTTCTTTTGATTTAATTTCTTTAGTATCTATAAGTACCCATTCGTTATTATTTTCTTTATAAGTATAAAAATTTCTTACATACTTATCTTTTTGGTAATAACCCTCTGGAGTATTTACTAAAAAAGCTTTAGGTATTATACTTATAAATACTTCAAAAAAATCTTTTATTTCTTTAGCACTTAATTTTGAAATATAATCGTTTAGATTTTTAGTTATTTTTTCATTAAGTTCCTTTTTTGGTACTAAAAATATAACTGCATTACCAATAGTATTTGATTTTCCATTATAAATACATCCATTATCAGCAGTTACAAAATAAGTTTCTCTAAAATCATAATAACCACATTTTAATATGTTTTCAAAATTGTATGAATCAGATTTTAATTCAAATTCTTCAACAGTATCATTACTTTTTTTATTATTACAACTAATTGAATTAAAGACCAAAAAGCAACCACAAAGTAATACATTAATTTTCATATTTTAAATTTGTTTAACTTTTATTTTTTGGGTCTAAAATACCCTTTCCAACCAGGGTGCTTAAACAGAGCTTCACTTTTTCTTTTATAAATCGCTGTTCGTGTACAACCTTTTTTTGAAGAACCTCCATTAGCAACTTGTTGGCTTTCCTCTCTTGCACCAACACTTCCAATTGCTTCCAATATAGTCACCAAATCCGTTTTTTCTTCATATTTATAAACTATACCTGTATGACCGTTACCACTTCTCCAAACAAAAATATCCCCTTTTTGAGGTTTAAAATCAGATTTGTCACTTCCAGATACAAAACTAATATCATTACTATCAATAGCGTTTCTGAAATCTTTTTCATTAGTCATTATACCTGTATGAATATTTTTAACATTTTTAGTTATTCCTAACTTATACAAATATATAGAAACTAATTCTGAACAGTCTAATGCTTCCAATCCTTTTTCGGATAAAGAATCCCTTACACCCTCTTGACTATACGGAATATTCGTATCAACTAAAGTTTTCATTTCTTCTAAAACAGAGTCGAATGTTCCTTTTACAAAATTTACATTTTTGAATTCTTTCCCCTTTTCCTCAATTCTTTCCAATTCTTTCCTTACTTCCCACATATAGGTTGTTCCTTCTTCAAAACCTCTTTTTAATTCTTTACCCATTACAATTTTATTATCATACTCCCCTTCTTCTTTATGATATGATGGATTACTATAATATGCTTTTCTTTTACTGGTCCAAAGTATGTTCATATCTTTATCCCCTTCTCCAACACTAGAAGGTTGTAAAACTGCCATATATAAATCCGTTAAGGATTTATACCCCTCATCTTTCATTAAATTCACAAACCTCTTTTCAACATAATTCAATTGTTCAACAGCACTCATCTTTATCAGTTTAGCCTGCGTTGTCCCAACACCTCTTGCTGAATCTTCACTAAATTGAATTAAACCAACGTACCCCTTGCCATTATCAATTTTTGGACTAAATGTATCGCCAGTCTCTTTTGCCATTATAGTCATAATCCAATTGGGGTCAACTTTTATTCTTTTAGAAATTTCAACAACTTTTAATCTAAACTCTCTACTCACTTTATCTCCCCAAACTAACTGCGGATCATTTTCATCAAAAACATCCGCACTATCCCACTTCGCTCCCACTTGCAACACCAGTGTTCTATTCTTAATATGCTTAGCAGAAAACCCTTCTATACCCGCATACAAAGTTTGGGCTTTGCTTTTTTGCATATCAAAAATAGAAGTATTATCCCATAATGAAAAAGAGGATAAAGTTATTTTTGCTAGACCACTAGAATCAACTTTAGTTTCACCCAATTTGCCAAGTACGTTTGATTTTCCTTGCCCATGTGCTGTAAAGGTTAGGGTATCACCAGCCATATTTCTGGTTTTGGCAATTAAATTTATAAACTCCATTTTATTAGCGTCATACGGCACTTTATCTGTTTCTAATACTCTTCTGCCGTCGTATTCAAAGTATAAATCTAAAAGCTGTCTTTTGGTTGTTAATTGCATTTCAACGTCTTTCGTACTGTACTTTGCTTCTTTAAAAGGGTAAAGTTTATTATCTAAAAGTCCAACAAAACCAACTTTTAAAAAGGCATTTTCACCATTACTTAATTTAAATTCGTTTTTCAATCTATCATCAAAAACAATGGACTTGTTAATGTTTCCATTGGCATCAGTTATCGTATCACTATAATACTCATGTACTGCAGAATAAGCGGCTCTGGCTGATTCTTTTACATAAAAGAAAACACGTACTTTTTGGTTACCAAAGTTGGGAATACTGGCTTTGATTATTGAAATTTCGCCTTTAAAACCTGTGGTTTCTTTTTTATCTCCTTGGGCATCGGTCCAACTGGCTTCTGTAACTCTTGGGGTCACCATTTCAATTTTATATGAATCTTTTGATTTCTTCTTATCAAAACAATAAGCATGTACATAATATTCTCCTTCATTTTGAGGTATTTTGAAAGTGAATTTTTTCCCTTTTACAATATAGGGTTTTGCCGGTTCGTTAGCAGCTGTAGTTAATTGTAATCCTTTAGGCACAATTGCATTTCCTTTTGCATTATATACTAACCATTTTACTTTAGCCACCTCATCAGGTGTAGGTGGTTCGATTTTGAATTTCTTGATGGCAAAAGTTACTTCTTGCGGCGTATCCAAATGCAAATACACATTATTAGGCTTCTTATTATTAATAATCTCAATAGCTTCTACATAGTTTTCAATGATTTTCCATTCTTTTTTGCAAGTAATCGCATATTGATCGTTACTGTTAACTAGTAAAGTATAAGTTCCTAGTTGTGGCATTGCTAGATTAATCACACCATCATTAGGAAGTACTTTAGAATCAGTTATAGATATGCGTTTCTCTTTTATTTTATGTTCAATTTGATAACTTAAAACAACTGGTTGTAATGGTTTAGCAATGGTATTTTCTTTTAATTTTACTACAAATGGTTTTTCGGTCGTGAAAGGTCTTGCAAATTCTCCATTAATCGTTTGTGGTGCTGTAACTACTATTTCTTGATTAATGATGGTTACCTCTACAAAAGCAGCTGTTTTTTTAGACTTTAAAGCTCCCGATGATTTTCCATAAGCTTCAATAGTATACTTTCCAGGCTTTCCAAAATTATAACTCAAAGTGGTTCCATGATCGACAAATTTTCTATTATTCTTTTTGTTACCATCTTTATAAACTATCCAATTGATGTTTTCTTTAGCATTTTTTAGCTGATTGATAAAAGTTTCATGAATACCAAATTCTAAGGTTTCACCCGTAATAAATGATTTTACATCACAATTTTTAATATAAACGCCACCATGTTTCACTCCTGCTCCTACATCATCATGTTTTTCACTTAATCTTTTTAAGAAAGTGTACACGGTTTGAGTCCCCAAATCAGCATACATATTATTTGGACTCAGATTAGGATAAACTTTGGTTTTTGTAAAGAAGGTGACTTTATTAGGTAATTCACTTAAGCCTTCTACCTCTTTGAGCAATAAAAACAACTCGTCATACTCTTCAAATAAGTTGGCTATATTTGTGTTAGGATCTTGTAATTTTTTCTTTATAGTATTCCAATACTTTGTTGAAGCGGCACTTATAGTTCCGCTTACTATTTTTTGCTCAATAGCATTAATCATTTTTTTGCTAACTGAATCCCAATCAAAATTATATACCTCTTGTGTGGTCTGGGTAAGTGTTTTAAACAAATCAAATAATGGATGCTTCACTATTGTATCATCTGTTAAGAGTGTGGCAACAGTGATTCCGCTTTCTATTTTACTAATAATATCATTCCAATAGGCTGTTGCCTGAGCATCATTATTTAAAATAGCTTCTTCACGTTTTTTCTTCACCGCTTCTAAAACTTTAGAATCCGTTGGTATTGATGCAGAAAGTGTAGTGGGCACTGGAATAGTTTCGTTACTAATAATATTTGAATAAACCGAAGATTTAGCGGATCCTACTGTAGTATTTATTGTTGAGGTGGTAAGCGTAGTTTGCGAATTAACCTGATTATCCACAAATGTATTTTCTAAATCTAAATTTGAGGCTTCTACATCTGTAGTGTCTTCTCCATAACTATTTGTCCTAGTTAGATGACTTCTATCACTGTTAGTATTGAAACTATTTATTCCTCCTACAATTCCCCTCATGCCCGAAGGAGTAGTACTACCAGCAAATGATTTTTGCGCGCTTGAAGTGTTTGCGGTAGCGCCTCCTCCGGTTGAGGTTGAAGTTACTGTAGTATCTGATGATGATTCTTTGGCTAATTCTTTTAAATAAAGTGATTCTAATGATTCTTCATTTTCCCAAGTAGCAGCAATTTTTTCTAATCGTTGCATAATTGCTTCAGAAAATTCTTTAGAATCTTTGGAAGTATCAAAATGGTCTAACTGTATGGTTAAACTTTCTATATCTGTTTTTTTCATAGGTGTGAAATTTATTTGTTATAGGTCACATAGGGTATGCTTCGCCAGTTCGACTTCGTCTCGGTCGTTTTTATTTATAGGTATTTACTTACGTAAATTTCTAGTTTATGACGATTTCATCTGTCTATATTTTTTTTTATAATAGGAAAACACATCTACTTGAAGTGTTGTTTGTTTCAAAGTCTCAGAGTTACAAAATTTCGATGTTCTGCAAGTAAAAAGAAAAAACAAGACACTCAATATAGTGGTGCAGTTGTGAAACAAAAATCCTTTTGTATTTTCAAAAAATTAGAGACCCTATGACTTTTAGCTTGGGACTTCGGGGTAACTCTTACTGGTTTTAAAAAAGCTATTTTTAGGAATAATTCTCGCTTCATTTTTTTGTTTATTTTCGGATGTAAAATTAACGGTTACTTATTAAAAAAAAGCCTCACAACCCTCTTATTTACAGTAGTTTCAGTAATTAAACTACTTACTGAAACTACTGTTTTGATAGCTTAAAAAATGATTTTATTTTCAATTCTTAAACTAATTTTACACTCTCAAAACAGTACTGTTACAACAATCAAAAAAAGCGAAATAACCAGCCTCATTTCGGCATTTATCCTTAATAAATAATTAGTGTAATTTTAAAAAATCTTCCTATGGAACATGTAAAAAAAGATTTGGGAGAAATAAGTAAAACCTTAGAAAATCCCATAGATCATGAAATGACAAAAGATAGCATTTATAAAAAAATTGTAATTCAAAATTTCAATTTTATAACGAATTCAAATAGATCAAACGAAAACATAAAAGATATTATTGAAAAAGAACGTAAAGACAGTAGTATTTAAAAAATAAAAAAAATGGAAAAAAACAAAGCATTAGAAAAATGGAAAGAAAAGGTGGGAAACATACTCAAATTCTCTACCTCTGATGAAATAGCTTATTGCCGTATTCCCACCTATGAAATATTTCTTGAATATCAAAAAAACTACAAAAATGATGTACATCAGGCCATACTAACCTTATTTAACCAATGCTTATTAACCGTTGATACCTATAGTGATGAATTTAGTCTATCCTCTGGTAATGCGTTGGTAGAAAAAATGCAACAGTATAGTGAATTCTCGATCAATCCAACTCCTTTTGAAGATGAATTTAAAAAATCAGCAGCCTTAATACGCTATATGTTTAAAGTAGATCCATATCAATTAAACATGGACGATTTTTATAAAATGCTAGAAGAAGCTCTTTGGCTACAAAAACACAATAATAACAAACTAGAAGACATCCTAAAACAAGTCATACCACAAAATTTGTATAACTATTAATACTTTAAACTATGGGTTTCAATATTGACATAAATGATATTTTAAACAACAAACAACGCGACTACAACGGAATTGATTACAGCACAACTGATTCTAAAGATTTTATAATAGATTCTAATGGTGGTGATTTTAATTTAAGAGTTTTTGCTCCCTTAATTTTTGAACCTTTAAATGAAAAAGGATATAATCTACCTAGTTTAAAAATAGATGCGGTAACGGTTAATTTGAGTCGATCCAAAGACATCAATAAACAACGAATTGAAGGGCGCGATTCTACCATAAAAGAACATATTACTAATGGTGATTTTAGTATTTCCATTGAAGGCTTAATAGCAAGTGATAATGGAGTAGAATATCCAAAAGATAAATTATTATTACTCCGAAAATTTTTAAATGCACCGTATAGCCTACGTGTAACACATGCGATCATGAATCGATTTGGAATTTATGAAATTGTGATTGATTCCTACTCTATTCCTTCTATTTCAAGCACTCGAAATATTCAAAAATTTTCGATTAGTGCTACCTCAGATGAAATTGTTGAATTAATAATTAGAGACAATGTTTAAATTAAATGCTAAAATAAAGGTTTATGAAACCTATAAACTGATACCTACTCCTAAATTTTACGAATTTAATTATGTAAAAAATGTAGAAATAGTAAGTGCTTATAATACGTTAACAGACACAGCTAAAATTGAAATGCCAAAAAGAGTTTTTAAAGACTCTAAAAACTTCAACCAAAGTGCTTTAGCTGATGTTACAGACTTTATGAAAAAAGACTCTATTCATGATTACCTAAAACTAGAAAGCTTTATAGAAATCTACCTAGGATACAACAATGAATATCGAGCAGCTTTTAGAGGTTATATAACAGGAGTTAGTGGCGATAATCCTGTAATTATTACTTGCGAAGATATTATGTATGCTCTAAAAAAAGTCAAAGCAGTAGATGATAAAGAAACCAAATCATCCAATAAAGATCAATGGAATATGATCAGTCCTAACCCTGCTATTAATATTCAGAATTTTAATCCTAAAACTTTCTTTGAAAAGAAAATAAATAAACTAAAACTTCCTATTAAGATTAACGCATTAGATGAAGACTTAGGAAATATTATGATCAACAGAAACCAATCATTAGCGCAGGTTTTTGAGATGCTCAAGGAAAAAGGAATACATACTTATTTCAAGATGGAAAAATTCAAACCTGTATTAACGATTACCAATAATCCTCAACAGCATACTGCTAAGGAAATTGGAGGATTTATTGACCGAAATTTTATAGCACATCCTATAGCTGGGCTTTTAACAAAAAAACTAGTTAACAAAGGACTTGATATTTTAGGGCCAAAACTTAATAATATAAATAAAGCCTTTAACACAGATGCTTTTTTAGGAAAAGCACGATTTAGATTTAGATATAATATTATTAACGATAATCTCACAGTAGTTCGAGAAATCACCAATAACTCAAGAATTCGTGTTGAAAAATATTTTAACGATTCGAATACACCTATCGCTGTCGAGTTAGGCGATTCTAATGGTCCTTTATTAAAAACCTATGTAATTCATAATGATGACAATAAAAACAATATATCAGAAACAAAAACACCTTTTAAAGAAAAGGTAGCCAAAATAACTGCCGAACTTTTTCAGTACGCAGCATTAAGGGCAATGGAAACAAAACCTTCTGGACTTGAAGGAACCTTTACCACATTCGGAGAACCCTTTGTTCGACCTACCGATAAAGTGATTCTAGAAAATGCAAAAGAAAAAGAAAAGAATGGTACCTTCCTAGTAAAAGCTGTAAAAAGAACTTTTGGTTCAAACGGATATAGACAAACCATCGAAATAGGCAGACGAGTAGAAGTAAATTAATCAAACAAATACTATGGGAAATATAACCAATTTAATAAAAGAAGTAGCCCGCAATAATCGAATTATAGAAACCTTTGCGGCCAAAGTGATCAAGATCAATTTAGAAAAAAAATCACTGCATAGTGATCAAGATGCCTATACTATTGATATTATGAGAAGCGATGGTGCAATTATCAATAATGTGCGTCTGAAAGCTGATATTCAAAACAAAGAACAAGGTATTTTGCTTATCCCTAAAAAAGACAGTTGGGTGTTAGCTTCTATCATCGAAGGCGTAGAAACAAGAGCTTTTATTTCGCAATATTCAGAAATTGAGCGAACTGTAGTCCGAATCAAAAAAGATGAAAAACAATACTTTGAAATGGAAACTGATGCTTCAAAATGCAATATTCTGTTCAAAGAAAAAAAAGATAAAAGCAATGATTCTGATACAAAACCAGAATATAATAAAAGAGCGCAATTTGAAATTGACGCTTCGACTGAAAATTCTAAAATAACCACTGCTTTTTATGATAAGGATGGAAAAGAGATTTCTAAAACGGTACAAACAGGAACACAACAACAAACGATCTTATCTACTGTAAATGGTAGTAATGTCAAAGAGCGTGTAAAATGCACACTTACCTCAGCAGGAACACCTAATTTAAGCATTCAGTTTAACGATCAAGATGCAAAAGAAAAACAAAAAGTTGTGATTGATGAAACTCATACTGAAATAACTGTTAAAGATGGTTATAAAGCAGAAATTACTAAAGACAACGTGACTTTCATGAATAATGATTTAACTTTTGAAATGAAAGATAAATTTAAAATTAAAGCTGGAGGTAAAGATTTACTATCACAATTAAATGCTTTAATTGAATTATTAAAACCTTTAACAACTAATCCAATGTCTATAGGTTCGACACCTCTTACTCCAGATAAATATAAAAAGTTCGATGAATTAAAAACCAATATCGGCAAAATATTAGAATAATAATCAACTTTAAAAAAAAATCTAAAAATTAAAAAATGGCACTAAATGTAACATCATTAAAGAATAAAATTAAATCAGAATTAAAAAATTTAAAGGATGATTTAAATGACGGCAAAAATATTGATCCAACAGAGGTTTTTGCCGAAAAATTAGCTGAAGCAATTGACACTTATGTAAAATCAGCAACCGTAAATGTAACCGTGACAACAACAGGCAGTGCTAGTGCTCAAACTGGAACTGGAACTGGAACACTATCTTAAAAACAACTATTTAAAAACAATCATTATGACCGATTTTTTAAACTCAAATCTCAACTATTTATTATTAGGAATAATAGTTGTTGGTGGTTTATTCATAACCAAATATACACCTGATCTTAAAATCAAGGATAGTTATAAAATTTTATGCTCCTCTTTACTTTTTTCAATCATTTTTTATTTTTTAGATGGTTGTGGACAAAAATGTATTAACTCCTATTTGTTCACTTATTTATTTGCCACTTCATTTTATGAATTAATTGTTAAATATTGCATTGAAAAATTAAATTCAATCAATTTTGATTTTTTCAAACAATTAAAACGATAACGTTTTTTCTATAAATAAAAAACTGAAACTACTGATTACCAGCCTTTAAAAATTTCTTTTTCAATTTAACCCATCGTACTTTTACACTCTGAAAAGGAATTTATTCTTTAGAATTACAAAAAGCATACTTCAGCAATTTACGTTGCGTATCATCATTAGATTTTCCGATTCCATCTTTAATCGCTAATTTAAAAAATACAGCGACAAGATACTTTATTCATAAATCTATACAAACTAAAATCAATTTTATAACTTAACTAATATTGTATTATGATAGACATTTCAACATTAAAAAACTGGTTTAAGAAAGGCTTAAAACCAACACAAGAACAATTCTGGGAATGGATGGACTCTTACTGGCATAAAAAAGAAAAAATTCCAATAGAAAAAATAGAAGGAATCGATCCTATTTTACAAACTATAAACACATTAAACGAACGTAATCATTTAATAATCAAAACAAGAGAATTACAAATATTTAAAGTCGCTCCAAATTCAAATAACAATATTTTAGAGATTGGTGACTTTGTTCAAGGATTTGTAGAGGAACAATTTATAAACGCAACGTATAATGGTGGTGATTCAACAAAATTAACAAGTTATGGAATATACAATTAAAAATAAATTTATGAAGCAATTAGTATTAAGTTGTATTGCGACTATCGTAATGATAGCAAATGCACATAGTCAGAGTGGTAATGAAAAAATAAACGCACAAATTTTTACAAAACCGATCAAGCTTATGACAGTAGGAACAGGGAATATAAATGATAATTTATTAGTGCGTAGTTCAGATAATACAATCAAAGAGATATCAAGTAGTAGCATAGGTTGCATTAAAGAAGCGCCAGTTAACGGACAAAAATATGTAAGAAGTAATGGAAATTGGATTCTGGCACCGCAAGAAAATAATACGAATCTACAATCAGTAATTGCTGCTGGAAGAACCGTTATAGCTAATGATCTGTCTGATGACTCTTACTTTTCGTTTGATAACAACATAAGTGCAACCAGACAACATAAATTTAGAGCTGGTTATAATGGTTTAATTATGGGAGAGCCCTTCAACAACGGAAGGGAATCTTTTCTCAAACTAAGTACTAGTACAGGTCTAGTATTTGGACTAGGAAATAACTTTCTTAGTATTGGAGCCGACACGTTAAACGTCCCACAAGGTTCTTATTTATCAGTTTTTTTTCCTGCGGTAAGCGGAACGGTCGCTGTGATTAAAACCACTCCTCCAGAATCCTCTACGGCTAACGGTAGAATCGGGGAAATTAGAATTACCCCTGATTATGTATATATCTGTACAGCTACAAACAAATGGGTAAGATTTTCAGTAGCAACTTGGTAAAATTTAACATAAAAAATAATTTTAAAAACTAGAAAACAAGGTATATAGCTAGTATTTCTGTAATCTCTAATATTTTATTATTCGTAAATGATAAAACAAAATTAGTAGAATCTTTAACAGCTATTTTAATTCGTATAAACTGATTTTACCATGATGGATAGTACTAAATACGATCTAGAATGAGATTCTTTTAGTACTATTATTATCTATTTACAATCCTAAAAAATAAATACTACACAAAGATAAACCTAATGAATAGTTTCAAATAAATAATAATTTCAAAACTAAAACTCAACAAATTATTTAGTTCATTAAACAAAAGTTAAATTATAAAATCATATAAATAGATGAACATTTCTGCAAAGAACAAAAACAGTTACAGGAATATGAATGGTTTATAAGCAAACATTATTCACCTCCCCTAGCAGATTTAAAATAGGATTAATATCATTTAAAAATGATGTCTAAAATACAAAAGTTATTTTTTATCATCTTGAAATAAAAACTAGACTCCAGTCTTTGATCTAAATCTCTCTTTCAGAATAATCATCACTATCCGATATATAAAATAGCTATTTAAAAAATTTCACTTTCTAAAATCAAATTAATTTTAAAATGAAAATAACCAAAGAAAAATTAAAATCATATTTCAAAAAAGGTGACAAACCAACTGAAGATCAGTTCAGCCAATTAATAGATAGTATTTTTACAAAAGAAGAAGCTATCGAACTCTTTAAAAAAGAGGATGAGAACAAAGAGTATTCTTACCAAGAATTAAAAAATCTAATCGATACTAAAAATCTGATTGTTGGGAAAAAATATATTTTATCTGATTATCAAACAAAATATTATATCGAAGGGACAAACTCTTCTATCATTGAAAAAGTAATTACAAATCAATCTATATTTTCAAATTACGGTTTTTTCCCAACACCATTAACTGATTTAGTCGTTGGTTTTTCTATCGAAGTAATGAGTTTACCTAATGGATATTCTGGTAATATTAAAATTGGTGATATTACTACAGTTTATGCAAATTATGAAGATGGCTATTACTTAAAATTTGCAAATGGGTTACATTTAGTAATTGGTTCCACATTCAAGTATAAAAAACAACGTTATTCAAATTTAAGATCCGAAGATACCGTTTTGGATTCAAATTCAAAACCAATAGTAAAACCAGGTGGAATTGTTAATACTGAAGTACATGATGGAACACCGTATATGCAAATGTCAGCTATTGAAAATCCAACAGTACCTATTGAAAAAATTTGCTTGACTGCAATTTCAAATTGCTCATTTTCTACTCAAGCTGAAAGTATAACTTTCCCTGGTGAATTATTAGAGTATTATTTTACTGATTCAATTATTAAAAACGAAGATAATATAGCAATTGGAACAAGAAATGGATTCATTACAAGACGTATTTCTAAAGACAAAAAAATTGACATTAACAAAGACTGGCGAGTACAACGATACAGACGTTATAAATTGTCTGATACTGATTGGTCAAATTATATTCTCAGTAATGCAACAGATCATTCCCTTTATAATTTAAACGATATAAATTCTTGTACCTTAGCAAACATAAAAGTAACCGAATCACATAGATATATCGCTCCTTATATTGAAAATATTAATTTTTTCCAAGATTTCACCAACTTAGGAACTATTCCTAATCCATTTTTAACTGGTACTACTGCACCTAGTATTGTTTATGGTGCTATGATGGAAGCTGAAAATAATAGTATATACAAACACACTGTTAGCATTTCATTAGTAAATAATGGTAAAGATTATTTCATTTTCCCTCAAGAACAGTTGAATTCGGTTAAATCTATAAAAATCAATAACCTCGAAAATACTGTAATTTTAAATTTAAGTAGTCAACTTAGTCAAAATAATGTAATTGATATAAAAATTACTGATGGTGTGAGCTTATCTACTTTTATTTCAGGTGGTACCATTTTATCAGCCTCGGAAAACAAACAAGGTTTAATCAAAATAACTACCGTTGATTCTATTATTTTAAATAATAAAGGGAGTATAGAAAGTTTGTGTACTCTTACTACCTCAGAGATCAATAATAATGGTAACTTAAATTCAGTAACTATTGGAGGCATGGCATCAAATGCAACCTCTTTTGGAGGGACTAACTTCAATATAATTTTTGATCCTACTTGTCAAATTAGAAATACCATTTTTGGAGGAAAAAGAGCTGACAGGCTTTTTTTCAACAATGTTCAAACAAATAAATGTCTTTTCTCTTTCAGTAGAGGTCAATATTTAAAATTTTCAAATAGCCTATTATACTTAACTGCATTTAAGTTTAGAGGAGATTTTTATTCGAATCTCTTATCATTAGATACAACGAAATTAAATACTAAAAAAAATAACTTAAGTGGCTATTTATATGAAGTTCCTGAAAATTTATCTGGACAAAAAATATTCACAAATACTAATAATGATTTAGTATATGAAAATTACATAACTGAAGCGAATGGTGCTTCTACTAATAAAATAATAACGTTATTAACACTTTCAAAATAATAATAACTAACGAAGAATTAATAAAATTAAATCAACTTCAAAGTGAATTAAAATCATATGAAGATCAAAACGTATTTGATAAAATGGGAATTAAAAAATTAGAAGAACTTTAAAATATTTTAATTAAATATAACTTATCAAAACAACTGAAACTACCGTTTCTTCCCTTCAAAAAACTTTAATAAACCCTTTTAAGAGATTATTTTTGTATAACAAAACCTTCAAAACGAGAGCGCTCTCAATTTTAAAACAAAACTTTAAATTCTATTAACATGAACGATTTCATTATAAACGATGATTTAAAAATTGCAGAAAACGATTTTTTAATTGATCAAGTAGAACAACAAAATATTGAATTTTTACTTCTTACTCAAAAAGGAAATTATAAAGAGTTCCCTATTCTAGGAGTTGGCATTAGTCAATATGTAAATAGTCCTGATACAACTTCAAGATTACGCTTAGAAAACGAAATTGACAAACAATTATCCTATGACAACTTCTATATCAAAACATTAGATATTAACAACTTAAACAACATTATCATAGATGGGCACTATTAGACCACAACAAAATCAAAATATTTTTGACATCGCATTACAAGAATATGGCAGCATAGAAACTACGTTTGATATCTTAGATGATAATGGTTTTTATAACATCACAAATGATTTATCTGAATATGAAGATCTCATAATTGGTCGTGAAGCTTTCAAAAAAGACATTGTTGATTATTATAAGTCTCGAAACATAAAGCCAGCAACAGGTAGTTCTAAAGAAGATGAAGACCTGATAAATGATCTGACTGGAATAAATTTCATGACTCTTGAAGATGATTTTTTTGTCTATTAACATCTTCCTTCCCTTTCTGATTAGCAAGTGCTAATCATCTATCTGATAAAAATAACGTAATAACTCATTACAGGCAAACTATACTTTGCTTGCAGGATAACTTTTAATTAAATTTTTAATATATGGCACGGACAATTGCTGAAATTCAGAATGAAATTCTAGAACAAAAAAAAGATACAATATCACTTAATAAACTTAATAACGAATCTAAAACAAGTATTTGGAAATTGTGGATTAATATAGTCGCTACTGCTATTTGGATACATGAAAAAATAGTTGAAAGAAATGCTTTAATCTCTAGACCTCATACCCTCAACTGGTATCGTGAGCAAGCATTAAACTATATACATGGTCAAAATCTGATTTGGAAAGATGGTTCTTATCAATTTGAAACGAATCCAGATAGCTTAAAAAATGACATAGAATTACAAAAAATCATCAAACACTGTGCAGTTAGTGAAGTAGAACTAGAAGCTTTAATTGGTAAAAATAACACACAACTTTTTGGTAATTCAAGTCATTTATATAACAATATAGGAGTTGTACACATGAAAGTAGCAACCGATATGGGTGAAAATATAAAGCCCATTTCAAACGATCAACTTTCTAACCTAAAAGAATATATATCAAGAATAAAAGATGCGGGGAATCAAATAATTATAGAATCATTACCTGGAGATATTTTATCATTAACACTTGATGTCTATGTTGATCCTTTAGTAATTAATGTAAGTGATGAAGATAAAATTCAAAATGACAATACAACTACAGAAAATACTCCTAAAGACCCAAAAATTGGCACCTTAATTAATTCCAATAAAAAACCTGTAGAAGATGCTATTAGAAATTATTTAAAAAACTTAGACTTTAATGGAGCATTTGTCAAAACATTCTTAATTGATGCTATACAAAAAGCAGAAGGAGTAAAAATTCCTATTCTAATAGAAGCTAGCTCAAAAGTAAATAAAACGGTAAACACAAGCGAAAATGATTCATTTAAAATTATCAAAGAAGATTTTGTAATACCTAAAGCAGGGTATTTTGACTTAGAAGATCTAAAAATGAACATTACATACAAACCTTACACTTTCTACCGAGAATATGAATCTAAATAATAAAAAATGAAGAAGTACACCACTATTGAATGGAAAAAAGCACTCCTATGGCTAATTCCTCCATTATTAAGAAAAAGAACACATTTTGACTGGTTAAACGTTTTATTAAGTCCTTTAAAAAAGATCTACGAAGAAACGCTTTACAAAATGCAACACACTGGGCAAGTTATCTATCTGGAAAAAGTTTTAAATGAAACATTTAACACATCTAAGACATATAACCCCAATTATTCTACTAAAATAAAAAAAGACAATGCTCTTATTTTTATAGATGAAACAATAAAACCTAAGCATCAATATATTTATTTACATTCTGAATACGAACAAAAAAAATATATCATTCCTCCAAAAATATATTTAAATGATGAACCTGAAAAAAATGAGCTTTTAAAACCACTATACCTTGTTCATAAAGATGACTCAAAAGTTAGATATGCGGACTTCAGAGTATTTATACCAAACAGTATCTCCTTTATGAAATCAAAATACAGAGACATTCTAGATTTTTACAAATTAGCGGGAAAAACATACGAATTCATTAAGTATACCCCAAAAAATCAATAATCAAACAATCCAATAGTTTTTATCATAAATTTTTTTAAACATGAAACAAATTAATTTTAATAATGCTGGAGGTTTTCCTCTAGAGCAAGAAACATTAAAATACCTCCAAACAGCCTATAGACATGAGTTATTTGAAGCAATTAAAGCTCATTTAAGCATAACTCCTGAAAATAATTACATCATTGCCGAAGACAAAAAAACAAATCAAGGTTGGCTAGTAATCCATCAAGAACTTCCTGATTTAGAAACGTCAATAAATCTTAATTCAAAAGAACCTATAAAAAAGAATATTCAAGGTATTTTATATCCTCTAAAATTAGGAAAAGGACTGAGTACTCCTACTCAATATATAAAAACTATCAGAACAACAACTCCATTAAATTTTGGTGATGGTAATTTAAAAGAAGTATATGTAGATTACCAAGCTGAATATATTACCAGTGAAAATATTGAAACTACAGAAATTCAAGAAAACAAAATAATAAATCTATATAACCTTAATAATTTTAAAAAAATAAAAGATATTAATAGTATTTCTAACGATATTTCAAATTTATTTTCCATTGTTAATACTCTTACAAACAAACTAGAAGACTTAAGACAAATTACGAATACTAAAGCAGATAAAAGCTATGTAGATCAGGTCGTAACTCAAATTAATCAATTAAACTTACAGTTCCAACAAGCAATTCAAAAACTTACTGATGAAAAAGCTGAAAAAATATTAGTAGACCAACTCATTAAAAGAATAGAAGCATTAGAAAAACGTCCACAAGGCACCGTTCCTATTGGCACCATCGCGTTATGGGATAAACCCGCAAATGAAATACCGCAAGGATGGATAGAATATGTACCCTTACGAGGCAGAATGCCTATAGGTCAGGATCCAGACTATAAACAAAAAGACGATCGTTTTAACCATAAATTAAACGAACTTGGCTATGGAGATGGTGTTCTGGAGCATAAACTTTCTATAGATGAGATGCCTAGGCATAATCATACAATTTCTAATCAATCAAATAGTCATGGAGGTTGGGGCAAAGTAACTGTTGGTTGGGACGACAGTGAAGGAAACGACCCATATACTGATTATACTGGAGGTAATCAACCACACACTAATATGTCACCTTACCGTGTGATACATTTTATTCAATATATCGGAGGTACTGTAAAAATTGCTAATAAAACTATTAATCTTCCTATGGGACAATCTACTACTGGTGAAATAGAACTCATAGCAAGCGTTGATACTATTGTTTCACAATATGAATGGAGTTATGCAGATGGCTCTGCCTTGCCTAGCCATATCATCTCTAATCAAAATACATTAAAACTAAATGCTCTTACCGAAGGAATATATCATTATAAATTATCAGCAACCATCGGAAATGGAATTGTGATTTCTGGTACTACTAGTGTAACTGTTAAAAAAAATAATGCTCCTTCAATTTCTAACTTAGTACCGGCTAACGAAAGCATTACAGTTGATACAAATGGTATATATAAAGTCAATACATCCACCGTTGAATTTAATGCAACTCTTATTGATATAGATAATGAAACTCTTACATACAATTGGGCACAAATTCAAGGTCCAACAAACACAGGAGTTAATTTTACAGGAACAACCATTGCTAAATCTTCCAACATCATCAAACTAACAGTTAACAATCTAGAAATCAACGACTCACAAAACCCTTATATTTTTAGACTTTCAGTTACAGACCCATTTGGTAATAAAACTGAAAAAGACATAAAAATTATGATGAAAAGGTCTATAGTTAGTCAAATGATCAGTAATACTAATGGAATTTCTAATCATTTAATTACCATAACAGGTAAACCAAATGAAGAACTTGATATTGAAACAATTCTATCACTAAAAGTCACAAAAGGTATCAATAATATTCCTTATAATGCAACAATAAGTGGTCACAGTTCTCTTTACATTTCTCCTGATTTTATTCATAATCCTATTACAATATCAGCTATAGAAAAAAATAGTATATCAAAAAGTGTCAAAGAAAATGATAAAATTATAATTGGTCCTGACGGACATAAGAAATTAGAATGTATATTCTATACTGGAGCTAATTATATGAATGGAGCTTTATATCAGCCTTCGATTAATAAAGAAATATCAAAAGAAGAAGAGATGAATTTAACTTATATTCCTCCTATTGAAAACTCTATTTATGCTCTTTCAAAAGCTCTTTTTACTATTACAAATGATGGAACTAGTACTAATTTAGAATGTACATTTGATAGCAATATTTTATTAGATTAAAAAATAATATTTCTAAATTAACCCTTTTAAAAAGAGGCTGTACAAATCTATTAAACCCTATTCAGTAACTTTTCATAAAAGACAACTAGGAAAATCTAAAACTGCTTTATAATAATTTTAAAGAAGTCAACTTGGATTATACTTATCGTAAGTTAGTTCCTATTAATAATAACAAACTGAATATTATTTTTTGTACAGTCTCTCTCTTATTTCATACATCTATAAGCCCTATCATCATGCAATTATTTCAAAAAAAAATAAATTTAATAAATCTCTATAAAGAGTATTTCTTTTTTTTAAATCTAAATAGTTTTTCATTTTTATCCTTCACTTATACCCTTGATCTAAAATCTAAATCTATTTTTAAAAATTACCTTCTTTCATTTGTAACTTTTTTAACAAAACATACGTACAACCTACGAATAGTTTGTAAAAATCTTTCTATAAGAAAAAAAATACATTTAACTCCAATAAATGGCAAAATTTTTGTAAGAGATTTTATCAGAAAAACTCAAGCTACTCTATTTAATAATAAGACCTTAGCATTTATTATTAATAAGATAACTTGTAAGCTAATTATTTTTTTTAAGTATTGCATTCTCACAAGAAAGAAAGATTATTTAGCCTATTTGCTTTTTAAGAATACCACTTATTTTGTATCCCCCCATAATACACTAAAGTATGATTAATAAAGCAAATTATTATATAAATGAAGTAAAAATACTACTTTACGGAGTAGTTCTTTATTTAGATTTAGATATTGAAATCGTAAAAGTGCTATTTTTTTTAATGGTTATAGATACCTTTTTAGGGATTATAAAAGCCATTGTATTAAATAATATATTTAGTTTTAAAAAATTAGCTTTAGGATTTGTATCTAAACTTGCTATTTTGTTGATTCCAGTAGCATTAGCCCTAATGAGTAAAGGTCTTAATTACGATTTTAAGTGGTTTGTAACCATAGTAATTGATTTATTAATAGTTAGTGATGGTATTTCTATTTTTAGTAATATAATTGCTATAAAAACTAAAAAAGAAATTGAAAATTTTGATGCTCTTACTCAACTATTAAAGGCAATTAGAAATTTGTTAATCAGATTTTTTAAAAAATTATTAAAATCACTTGACGCATACAAGGGACCTTGATTTTACTAAATTTTTGATTAAAACTTTAACTTATTTTTAGCCTTTTATAGATCTGGAATTAGTCGCATATAACGTTCTTAAAAAATATTTATAAAACAAACTGAACTATATAATAAAACCTTGAAACGTTTATTTAACATTAAAAAAGAGAATAATTACATTGATATAAGTAACTCATGTCTTATGATCAATAATAGGCCTACACCTATGCCTTTTACATCAGAGGTATATAAAATAACTTTTAGTTCATTAGTCAATTCTCAAAAAAAATATGATCTATTTTTATGCTATGAAGAACTAATAGAGGAAGAAGAAATACAAAATTTAAAAAATAATTTAAATATTGAAATAACTGGGGATGGAAGCATTTTTGAAATTATTAATTTTACAGAAGACTTCTCTATTCAATTTGATTTAGAGGATAGTTTTTTTATAGAAAATGAATATACAAAAAACGGTTTAATTTATTTTAGAAAAACTAAAAGTTAAACCATTAGCACTTTAAAAAAGTATATACATTCATATTTTATGATACAATTGCTTCGGTTTATTAAAACCGAAGCAAAAACTAAGAAATAAACAAAATTTCTTATAGTTATAATTTAAAGCATCTTATACCAGACAAAATATAAACAGATACTCTTATTTGAGAAGAAATAAATCTTTAAATAATATTAGTTCATTTTTTTTGAAGACCTAAAAAGATTTTCTAATTCATACACCTTACTCTCTAATTCATGTATTTTTTCATAAATACTAACAGGATCGGGCATTTGCTTAGAGGCATACATCTTAGCATACCATACTTCCAATACATCTTCAGCATTTATAGAATAAACAGGAAAGTTTCCATCTCGATTGTCTGATTTTAAAATCAACTTCCCACTTTCTTTTATTCTATTTAAAACTCTTTTTACAACTACACCATCATACTTACTTACAATTACATAAATTCTACCATCTACTATATCCTCAAAATTTTCAACATACCTACCAAAAATATAATCCCCATCATGTATAGTAGTTGTCATAGAATTTCCTTTCACCTCAAAACACCTATACGTCCCTTCATTTAACATCGGCATACTAAAAGCAGGTAATTTCTCTATATATTCAGGATCAGCATATCCATTAAGATAGCCCGCACGAGCTTGAGCTCCAATTAAATTAATATTTTCTTTTCCATCTTCATTTATTGTAATCACTTTAGGCATTGATAAACCAAAAGTTCCATCCCCTATCACAAACATTTCATCACTCTTTTCAAATAAATAATCAGGATTAACATTACAATGCTCAACAATACTATTAATTAAATCGTAACCTGGTTTTGTTTTTTTACGTTCACCATTTTCTTGTAACCTTCCATTAGTTATACTATCTATTGTGGTGGTCGTAACTCCTATTAATTTAGCAAAGGAATTATTGTTCAGTTTCAAGGTATCAATAATCAATTTTATTTTTTCATGTATATCCATAACTAACACTTTTCATTAAGATCTTATACATATAAGAATATGTTTCAAATTTAAAACATTTTTTTTAAAACACCCAAAATAGTTTTTATAGCATTGTTTTAAAAATGAACTACATACTTATAAAAAACGAAAAAAAAATAAAACATATTACTGAAATAACCGCAATATGTTGAAATTTTATTTTGAATATTAAAACATATGTAGTATATTTGTCTAACAAAATTACAACATATGATTTTAAAACATTTTTACAAAGAAAAGCTATCAATACTAAAAAACGAGCTTAATAGCTTAACAAAAGAATCTCCAACGATTCATCTTTATACCGAAGATATTTTTAATAACGATATTACAACTCCTATTTTCATGTTCAAATATGACACCATAAAATGGGAATCTTCATCAGAAAAAACATATAAAGCAGATGTATTATTTAGTATCTCAATAGTTCTTCCTAAAACCCAAAATTTATTAGAAAACTATGAATTAGCATTTGATTATGCTCAAAAAATAGATACCGCTATTTTAACCAAAAATCACAACAACAAATTTATAGACAACCATTCAACCTTTAAAATAGAAGAAAAACAACATATTAACGCAAATCAAAGCCACTGGACAAAAGATAATTTTTTCATATGGGAAATAACCTATAAGACTACGTTAGTAGAAAACACATTAAAACGCAAATATATTTTAATTAACAATGGAACTTCAGATCAAGAAATCAATAATCTAGGATACACCTCTGACGATTTTATTCGTAATGAAAATCAATTAAAAATTGAACAAAACCTTGAAACTAATTCTAAAAAGAATAAATAATACCATATCTATTAAACTAAAAACAAAACTAAAAAATGAGAAGAAGTAAAACATTATTAGAAAAAAGAAGAGATTTTGTTATTGATTACTTAAATAAAAATCAAGCAAAACAAATGAAAGCAATTGTTGCTGAACTTTCTGAAACCTTATTCTTAACAGAACGAACAATCTATTCAATTATAAACGAAGGGCTTAATATTCAAACAACTGAAATCACTGATTACTAACATAGTAAAACAAAAAATATCAAAAAAAACGACTTACATTTGCCCTTATTTACCAGAAAAACAAACCTTAATAATAAAGCTTTACGCAGCTTATTTTAACACAAACTAACAATCAAAATTTATTTTTTAAAGGCAAAAAAAACAAGCTTACAAAACTTGTTAAAGTTCATCTATTGCCTTAACTGAACACGTATTTTTAACTATTAAATATTTATTTTATGAGTACATTAAACAATGTAGAAATTAACAAATTATCAGGTGGTTTAGGAAGAAGAATGCCTGAGCAAGACATGGTATCTGGTTTACTTTTTAACGGTGTAGAAACAGATAAATTAAAGCACGACACCTTATACCGTCTAGCCTCAGTAGAAGACGCAATAACATTAGGAATTACAGAAAATTATGATAAAGATGGCCAATCTGCTTTTTATCAAATCGATCAATTTTTCCGTATGAATACTTCGGGAGACTTATTTATCATGGTTGTTTCTAATACTGAAATCAAAAAAACAAATAATGTAGACTCCTCTTTTACAAGAACTTATGCAGATGTAGTAAAAAAAGCAAAATTCATGCAAGAAAAAACAAATGGAGCTATTCGCCAAATGGCAATCATCTTCAATAAAGTGAGTACTTCTTTTTCTGAAACAGAATTAGCAATTGATGAAGCACAAGTTCAAGCAAACCAATGCTTTAAAGATTTCATGCCTTTGGAAATCATTTTAGAAGGAAAAGGTTTTAATGTTAATACTGAAGATTTATCAAAATTAACAGACTTATCTACAAAAAAAGCTGAAAATGTGACCTTAGTAGTTGCTATGGATTTAGAAAAAGGACAAGAATACAACTATTCAAACACCGCAGCAGTAGGCGTATTTTTAGGCGCTGTATCTAAAGCTAAGGTTTCTGAAAATGTTGCTTGGATTGAAAAATTCAACTTAACAGGCAAAGGTTTTGCTAAAGCCGGGTTTGTAGGTGGAAAAGTTAACCGCACACAAGGAGACTTAAATACGTTAAACGAAAAACGTTATGTTTTTGCTAAAACACATACAGGCTTAGCCGGTATTTATTTTAACGATAGTCATACCTGTACTAAATCAACAGATGATTATGCCTATATAGAAAACAACCGTACCATTAACAAAGCTACTCGTTTATTACGTACAGCTTTATTACCCAAATTAGCTTCTCCCGTATTAGTAGATATTGATGGCAAATTACCACAATCGGTTTCTAAATCGTTTGAAGGCTTATGTAGAGCTGCCTTAGAAGGTATGTTAGCTAACCAAGAAATCTCTGCTTTTGATGTCTATGTAGATCCTAAACAAAACATCTTGGCTACCTCTGAATTAAAAGTAAAAGCAGAAGTTATTCCTGTAGGTACTGCTAGAAAAATTAAAGTTGACTTAGGTTTCAAAAACCCTTTCGGAATCGACAAAGCCTAAACTTCTAACAGTTACCCTTCTTCCCAGGAATCCTAAAAGCTAAACAACAGCCTTTCTGAACACACAACGTTCTCAATTTCCATTCACGGAATCAACCCATTTTATCAGGACATATCGCCCCTTCGATGAAACTTTTCATCAGTTGGATGGACTACTTATGCCTTTTTTTTAACTAAATAAATTTTAAAAACCAATGAATAAATTACCATTAATTAACGGACAACAACACAGCTGGTCATCTATTGAAGTAAGCATTGCAGGAAATATTGTAACAGGTATTACTTCTATTAACTATAGCGACTCGGTTGCTAAAGAAAACCATTATGGTGCTGGCGACATGCCTGTACACCGCGGAAGAGGTAAGTACGAAGCCAAAGCATCTATTACCTTATACAACTACGAAGTTGAAGCTATCTTAGCCTCTTTACCAAAAGGGAAGCGTATGCAGGATGTTGCTCCTTTCAGTATCATTGTGAGCTACTTAGACGATAGCAACGAGGTGATTACACACACCGTTAGAAATTGTGAATTCAACTCAAACAGTAGAGCGGTTAGCCAAGGAGACACTAAAATTGCAGTTTCTTTTGACTTGATTTGTTCGCATATTGAGTGGAACTAAAAAACCATTTCCGATAAACAAACCAAACACTAACACCTTGCTAGGTCCGATTTGAAAGAGAAAAAACAATCTTCTTAGTTGCTAAACACAATAGTCCAACTGCAACATTTTTAAAACCGAGCTCTATACTAAATCTGACCTTGCAAGTGACAGAAGCTACTGCGAATCCACTGTCATTAAGTTAAGGAAAACAAATTACAATATTATTTTTTTTTCCAGGCCTAACAGGTTTCTAAAACCTGTTAGGTCTCACTTAACAGAGATTACTATCTTTTTTAAAATTCTAGTTTCCTCAACACCCTACCATTGACAGCGAACCTCTTTTATTCAAAGTAGCTTCTTTTTTACTACTACTTCACCACAAACCACACTTATAAAACACATTAGCCATGGCAACAGAAACACCAAGCACCCTAGAGGTAATAGACGGATCTATTACACAGGCTCAATTTAACCAGTGGAAATACAAACACAAAAAAATTATTAAACTAAGCTTACAAGATGAAGACGGCACAACCCTATTTGCTTATTTCAAAAAACCAGACATAGCCATACGCTCGGCCGTATTACAAGCTTCCAAGATGGATGAATTCAAAGCCTTAGAGGTACTCTTCAAAAACTGTTATCTGGGAGGCAACGCCGAAATAGAAACCGATGATGACTTACGATTAAACATAGCCACTTCGTTTTCGGATGCCATCCAGCCCAAACCCGTAAAAGTAGAAGTACTCTAACCCTAACAATCCGAGCGTTATGAAAAATTACACTTTGCGATTAAAAAACACTAGCGAAGCGGAATTACAACGCTTCGATCAGTTTATGCTTCAAATCCTGAGAGAAAATTATGAAAGGAAGAAGACCGAAGCCAAGTTAAATCAATTTGCTAATGAGTTCTATGGGATAAAAAATGCACACAAAGACAATTCTTTTAACGGTATAACTAAGAAAAAGAAAGCAATAAATAAAAGTATTTTAGTTAGAGTTCTAGCATGGATACGCTTAAATATAGGGAAGACCAATGTAGTATTACACAAAAAAAGCATAAAAGGACTTGAAAATGTTTTAGATGTAGTACAAACATTAAATAAACATACAATATTCTGTCAGGTCTATCGAAATGAAGCCATAATAAATCTAAAGAAAATCACATTTGACACTTTTGTAGCAGGCGAACATTTATTATTTGTCATGTCTATACACGATGTTAACAATAAAATTATTTTTAGGTTTCAATCGGAAACATATTACGGAATGTTGGAGTTAGTTAAGATAATTGGTTACAGTGTTACCGCTTTTAATTTAAGAATGATTGAAATTACTAGAATACTTTTTTTAAATGCACATAACCATAAAGATAAAGTTGATGTTATATACGAAAAAATACCTGCTTTTATCATAGCTAAGATTAGAGGTGCAGAATCTTTGAAAAAAGATATAGACAAACTTTTAAGAGATTATTTTAGTACTTGGGGGACAAATGAAAATAAAGGTATTTTAAATATCTTACAAACGTTAAAAATTCAAAATTCTGAGGAGTTATATAATTGGCTATACAAGAATCCAAATTTAGTAATGAGGATTTATGAAGCGTTTTCTGGAAATGATAAAAGAAACTTTGTTGCTTTTATTATGAATTTAATTCAGATAAAGAAAACAGTACCTGATAAAAGTCAACAAATTTATTTATCCAATGATTTTTGGTCTAGTAATATTCAACTTAATATAAATTGGAGGAATAGTAAGTTAGAAATAACTAATTCTTCGACCCCTCTTAATAATTTTGGAAACTTAGTAAGTTATTCATATGTTAATACTAGAGCAATAAATTCTCAACCTGATTATAAAATATTGTATAAAGGTACCCCATTAAATCCTTTGGATTTAATAACTGTAAAAACAGTAATAGAAACTAATGATGAAAATAAAGAAACGAAAAAATCGGGTAGAAAAAGAGAGGAACTAAAATCGGATCAGTCTGTTTTATTTGTTAAATATAGTGTAGATGCGCTTAAGGAAAAAGCTTTTTGGGATGTTATATACGTAGCTTCAACATTGGCAGGAGGTTATGGAGCTGTAAGAGTAATTATCACCAAAGGCGCAGGCTGGTTGCTTAAAAGTATGGCAGTAGCCGAGCTCACTAAACTCAGTATGGATTTAGTAATGCTCAGTGATAGAGCAAAAGTTGCTTTGATTAAAGCAGGACTTGAAAGTTTAGTACAAAATTGGACTATTATAAGTATAACTACCGATTTTGCTTTTTTAAGTTTCGATGGTTTATATGCCTTGGCAAAATACGGAAAACGAGGTGCAAAAGTATTACGTGCTGTAGATGAAGCCGAGCAAGCTGCCCATCTAGAAAAACAAGCAGAAAG